GGTGAACAGGGTGTCTTTCAACAGGCTGCGTTGTTGGTTGTCAGTCAGATGACCATCCGCGATTACTTCGTTGCGGCTGTACATCAGGGCAACCTCAGCTGCCAGCTTACCAACATCGGTCATGGTGGTAGCTGCCTCTGACGGGCTGACGTGTCCGAACGTGCTGATGTAGGCGCGTGCACCTTGTTCAACCAGCAGGCGTTCAGGGTTGGTTTCCTTACTCCACTTCTCGATGTTGCGAGCAGTCTGGTAAGGGTTGATCAGGACGTTGTCAGTGGTCAGGCCGATGCCTGTCGCGTTGCGCAGGAACGTACCACCGAGCTTGCCAGTTGCGTCGTTGATTTCGCTGAGCACATCTGGGATCGGGAGCTTGATCTGGCTAGGCGTGATGCCAGCTTCGCGCAAGTCCTTGCCCCAGAAGCCACCGCCTACCACGTCACCAATGATGCCCTGCGTATTCACGCGGTTACCAGTAGCTGCGGAGACGATGTTGTGCAAGCGCACGCCAGTAATGTCTGAACCTGCGCGAGTCAGACGTTGGATGGCGCTGTTCTTCAGGTACGAGCTATCGTTCCGTGCACGGTCAATCTCACGGGCAATATAGCGAGGATCGGTCTGCCCATTCGCCAACACCTTGATGATATCGGCTGGGTACTTGACCAGAGCCTTGTAGCCAGTGAGCGAGCCCAGTGCGCTTGTGCCGCTGCCTGTGGTGACAAGCTGATCGCGCAGCGGACCCGAGGACGCCTTGAACTGGGAAACGGCATTGCGCAGCGAATCCTGTTGGGCTAGCTGCGGAGTCGTAAGTCCATTCGCCCCGATTGGCGTGCTCGGTACGAGCGGGTTGCTTGCGCCGTAGGACTTCAAGGCGTTCAGCGTGTTGGTTGCACCTGTTGCTGCTGGCGCTGCTTTTGTCGCGCTGGCTGCCGTGTTCGATACGGTTGTGGTCGAGTCAACTGCGGCTGCTTGCTGTGCAGTTGGACCTGCATCGGCTTGTGCGGCTGCAATGTCGATTGGACCGTTGTTCGCCTTCGCGTTCTGCTCGCTGCCTGACTTCGGACTGCCAGCGGCGGAGCTTGCACCAGTCTCCATGACAGCGGGACGGTACAGGTAGTAGATTTCGCTGTACTTGTGACCAGCCTTGATCCACATTGTCTTGCCGCCGATCAGCCACTTACCGCCGAGAGCTTTCGAGGGCTTGAACTCGTGGTTGTCCTGATCGGAGTGCTGGTACTCGCAGCAGTCGAAGGTCTTGACCTCGGTGTATTCATCCGAGAGCAAGTTGATCCGCTCACTGAGCAAACCCAGGTAGCGGAAGTTCTGGTAGAACGCCTTCTCGTAGAACATGTGGAGGTTAGACGCTGGCGCAGGCTCAGTGCCAGTATCGAAGCCAGTGTAGTTCACCTTGGCTCCGCGATCAGCGATCTGCCCACGCACGTCCTCGTTGATTGGGAGTGCAGCACCGAACAGAGGAGCGTCGAGCGTCAGCGTGGACAACTGCCCAGCGACGTTCAGGCTGTGCTCGTATTGCTTCTGCCCGTAGTTCATCATGTGCGTGGCGAAGCCCGAGGAGCTGCCGTCCTGCGTCTCACGAATCACGACAGGCGTGGCTTTCGCGCTACCCTCTGGCGTGTTCTGGAGGAAGCTCCACTTGGGTTCGTTCTTCAGGACGTCGAACAGGTCCTTGTAGCGCACCTCGGCGTCGAGGTTGAGCAGGCGGTACATGCACGACTGACCAGAGGCGTAGCCGCGCATCGCCACGTCTTCGCAGAAGGCGCTGCGGGTCTTGTTGACATTGAGCCACGTCTGCACGTCGTCAGTGCCAGCAGGCCCATCGAACTGGAGACCAGCACGACTCGCCATCTGTTGGATCACAGAGCTAGACGATCCACGAATCGACTCCGTGAAGACACCCGCGCTCCACTTGGGAACGTCGAGGATGCACGTCACGATCAGCTTGGGTCCTGCTGCTGTAGTCTCCTTGCGGAAACCCCAGATACGGAACTTGCGGGTCTTCACGTTCTCGCGGGTCTTGGCGAGTTTGATCGTCACCAGTGTCCCGTCTTGAATGTTCATGTCCGCACTGAGCGTGCCACGTTGGTCGTTAAGGATCAGTTGCAGGACAGGGATCGCAATTGCAAATCCCTCCTGCAGCATGATAGAGTCCACGAAGTTCATCGTGGGTGGCACACGCGAACCCTCAATGTCGAGGGTCGCATACGCAATGTTCTGGACGTCTAGCGTTGCTTCCATTGTCAAATACTCACTGTGGCAGAACCCGAAGGCTGCTCGGTTAGCACGTTGTTCAGCGCGGTGGTAATGAGGGCAAGCGCTGGGATTCGTATCCTGTTGCCCGCCTTCAGCGCGAACATATCGGCAATTCCATTGAAAATCATGAGGACTCTCCAGTATTCCTCATTCATGTACTCATTGTAGGCAACGAGTGGCATGTTGTGCTCCTCCTCAGGAGCGATGACGTGGAACTTGTAGTTGGTGATGCCCATGATCGCGTCAAAGGACTTGTCACGCAACGGGTCGATCCCAAGTTCGTCGATCACTGCGAAGGTCTTGGCTTTGGTGATATCGGCCATGCTGTCTCCTTAACCCAGCGACGGCGCAAAGAACCGATCGAGGTCTTCCTGTGTTGTGGTGAAGAAGCTGATGACGGACACGTTGATCGTCACACCAATTGGATCACCGTTGTGGTCCAGCTGGGTGTCGAACGTCTCTGTCACGCTGTCGATGATGCACGGGCTCATGGTGAAGAACTTACCGATGTTCACCGTGATTTCATCACCCGCTACACCGCCAGCGTTCGGCGCTTTCATGTAAGGACCTGGGGCACGCAGGAACTGCCCCATGTACTCACTCGGCGCTACCAGCTTCATGAGGTCGCGCATGAGCGTAACGACCTCGAGCTTTGGGTTCTCGTAGGCTTGAATGACGAATGGGATATCCAGCTTCATCATCGAGCCACCGGTCCAGACACCACCCGACAGCCACTTGTTCAGAGTGGTGAAGCCGGTTGCTGCGGTCACACCAGTAGACGCCACGTCGAGCGCTTTACCCGGTGCGCCGCCAGCGCCAGTTGCGAAGTTGGACAGCGGTTGGTTGAACGGGTTGTCCCAGGACGTCGCAAGGCTGAGCATGTAGTTCTCGGGAAGTGGTGTGTCGATGCGCAGAAACTCTGCACCGTCACGCTTCACGATCAGCTCGGCTCGGTAGATATCCGGGACGTTTGGTTTCACCGCGTCTGCTCGCCCAGCAGGGTTATTGACGAACAGTGCGGCAGGTGCGTACATACTTCCGATGCTTGCCATTTAGATGAACCCCGTCTGGAGCATTACAAGCCCGTTGTCAGAAATTACCGCAGGGCAGTCGTCCAGCGTTTGACGCGAACTGTTACCCTCACTGATACCTTTGGATGGGATACGATCACCCTCAGGCTTGAAGCGCTGCGGCATCATTGTGTCTTGCTGCTTAGGCTCCAACGCCATGACCGTCTTCACTGGTTCGTACTGCTGGCGCTCAACAGGCTCTGCGTAGCTCGCTGCCGAACTCACAGTTGGAGACGCCGTCGAGGTCGAAGCCACGGACGAAGTGAGCGAAGCGCTTGGCGCTGCCTGCTGGGACGCAACTACGGACGCGCTTGGCGAAACGTCGTTGGCACTGTAGAAGCTGCTCGACGTAGGCGACGACGGGTTCTGCATCGACTCGAAAGCCTTGAACGGGTTCGTCGCACTAGCAGCCATAGCGCCGAAGTTTGGCTTCTCCAGATTGGCAAACGGGTTACCCGGCAACGAGAGTCCAGGGTTGAAGCCAGGACTGCCAAGGGTTGCGAACGGATTCGCCAGCTTGCCCGCTACGTCGTTAGCCGCAGATGCAACACCAGATGCCAAGCCAGTAGGGATCGACATTGCTGCATCGACTGCCTTTTGAGCTTCATGGGCAAGTGCGTATGCAGGCTTGGTGACAGCAGCACCAGGGCTGTTCGGCCCACCGAGGTGACGAGTCGAAGCCAGATGCGGAGCAGCGTTCATCACAGGTGCAGACACAGGAGGTGCGACGCCGTTTGCGGCAGCTTGTTGCATAGCCATCGCGCCAGCAAGCGAACCACTAAGTTCAGCACCCCATGCAGCAGGTACACCGAGCCCAGCAGCCAGAGCGTTAGCGCCAGCGGTTGTTGCAGTACCCGAACCAGTGGGCGTTGCAGCAGCGGTCAGCGTGTTGGCATCCGCTTGTGTCTGCGGAGTGGCGGACGCAATCGGGCCAGCGGATTGCTGTGCGGTCAAATCAACGGTTTGCGGAGTATCGTTTGCAGGAAGCTCGACAGGCTTGCCGTCAGCAGGTTTGTCCCCTGCCTTGGTTTCTGTCTTGGGCTCTTCCTTCTTCGCCTCTGCGGTTGCTTGATCGACAGTCTTCTCCGTCGCCTTCTTCACGTCTTCTTTGGTCGTTGCAGCGATCAGCGAGGTCTGCGACTTCACCAGCTGGTCAACCATCGTCAACTGCTTGGCAGCTGCGGCTGCGTTGGTATCACCAGAGGCTGCCTTGTTGTTCGCCATCATCAGCAGGTTGGTCGAGCCAGCTACTGGACGATTCTCCTTAGCAGCATCTTTGGCAGCTTGCTCTTCAGGACTACCAGCAAGTGCATCGTAGGCAGCTTCACCACCTTCTTGCCCGTAGTTGTAACCGAAGTAACCGCCAACTGCACCACCGACTAAGCCAAGACCACCGCCGATCACGGCACCTGGGGCAGCCCCGACACCAAAGAACAGACTACCAATACCAGCACCAAGCGCAGTACCAGCGGCGCCACCAGCAGAAGCACCTGCAGCCGCGCCTGCCATCCCGCCACCAACACCCGATAGAGCACGTTCTTTTTCTGCACGGGTCTTCTCGTCGTCTGTGATTACGTCATAAGCGTCGTAGGCACCGATGGCGATGTTGGCACCTGGGATCAACGCTTTACCTGTGGCGCGAGCAGTAGCACCAACGCCAGCACGCACCAAACCTTGCTCACCAGCACGGACAGCAGAGACTGCACCTTTGCCGCTGTCGATTGCACCCTTACCGATCTGGGCAGCATCAATAGCACCAGCACCAACGAGCGCAGCACCTGGGATCAGAGCAGTTGCACCGACACCAGACTCACTACCATCTTGCGGCTTCATCGGTGCGAGCATCGACGGAACCTGTGGCTGTGCAGAGGTCACAGTCGGCGCTTGAGCCTCGCTCTGGTCTTCCGCTTCACCATCTGGGTCACTGTTGGCAGGAATGTTCTCCTCGGTAGTGGAGATCATGCCAGTCTGCTTAGGCGACACGCTCATTAGCGCAGCACCCGAGACAGTACCACCTTGCGACACAGGCTTACCGGTTGCCGCCGCGAGCGATGGGGACGCTGCGACTTCGGCCATCGACTTGCCAGAGGTTGCGATGTTGGTAGCGTTGGCTTCTGGCGAAACACCAGTTGCCTTGTCAGCACCTTCACCTTGACGCACGGCATGCAGCTTGCCTTTCTCACGTTGGGCACGCTGAGCAATCGACGCCTGAGTGGCGGCACTGGACTTCTTGAAGTAGGTCCCTACCGTTGCAGACTTGTAGTCCTGCACAGTGTCGACCAGCTCCTTGTCGCTCATGCCCGCAACGTTCTTGCCCTTGAGTGCATTGCGTACCACACTGGAGCCAGGGCCGTATTGCACGCCTGTCGAGTACAGCATTTCCTGCACGGCTTTGCCACGCTTGGAGAAGTCGGTACCCGTGTCCTTGCTGATGTTGTTGAGCATCGGCGCGTAGTGCGTGCGCTTGATGTAGTTCTCTTGAGCCTCAGCAAAGCCTGCACCGTCCCTGCCCGCTACCTCTTTGTACTTCTGGTTGAATGCAGCCGAGCCCGGAGTCATACCCTGGAATTCGTTGGCGTACTTCTGACCATCAGCAGATTGCAGGAAGCGAGCCATGGTACCAGACTTGGACGACAGCTGGTGGGTACCGTAACTCACACCACCGTTGTCACCCTTACCAGTAGAGACAGTGCCAACACCACCACGACCAGATTCTTCACTGGCAGAGACGCTGCCCAGCTTCTTGCCAACCCAGTCGGAGGCTTCGTACACACCGACAGCGCCAGCAACGCCTGCAGCTACCTTGGCAATGGTACCAGCACGTCCGCCACCGCCACCATGAGCAGCGCCTTTCATCGCACTCTTGGCACGATCCCACATACCACCGAGACCGCCACGTGCTGCACCACCTCCGCCGCCACCGCCACCTGCGCCAGCACTGCGCCCACCACGATTACCGCGACGACCTTTGCGCTTACCTTCTTTACCGCCACCACCCATATCGAGCAGGTCACCCAGCAAGCCGCCGAGCTTGGAAATCATGCCGTCTTCGCCTGGCTTCTTGTCGTCGCCGTGCTGATCTTTGAAGGCCTTGTTCGATGCGTACTGCTGGTACTTCGGTTGAATCTTGTTCTGCTTGCGCAACTCGGTGAGAATCTCGTTCATGGTGTTCGAGACGTCACGTAGGGTGTGCGCTTGCTGTGCGGCCAACTTGATCTGCTTGTCCTGGCGCTCGACTTGGGTGTCATTCGCCGCGGCGTAGTTCTTGTTGATCGTCTGGTGGTGATTGGTGTTGTAGTTCTTCACCGCCTGAGCTTGCTGCTTAGAGCGGGATTGGAACGTCTGAGGCTGTGGGCGTTTCTTCCCAGGCAGCTCTTTCACTTCAACCGCTGTGTTCGCCTGATTCGCTGCGTCTTGCATCAGGTCAGAGGACTTCTGATACTTCGAGGCAGTAGCCTTCATGCGCTCCAGCGGCGATTGGTTTTCCGCAGCAGTGGCCATATGATTACCCTGTTAGCCCAAAGGTTTGTAGCCGCCGCGACGTTCCGCTGCGTCCTGACGATCTTTCGCCAGCGACGAGTAGTTGAACAGAAACTCTTTCGCAGGGATGTTGGCATCGGCAGCCCAACCGAAGGCGTTGAGCATGGTGTACTTGATCTTGAAGATGTCCTCTTCCGTGTTGTCTGCGAAGAAGGAGAGCAACCGCGGTGCAGTTGTGTGACTCCATTCGTGATCGCAAACACGGCAGCGCAGGTGCATGACTTCGATGATCCCGTGGTGGTACTCCTTACGGGCGTCAAGGATGCGCTCGTACAGGTCGTTGTCCTTGCGGGAGTTGAGGTAGATGAACTTCGCCTTGAACGTGCTGCCTTTCTTCACCCAGCGCGCACACTCTGCCATGTGACGATCTTCCGGGAACTCCAGGATGTGCTCATGGAAGTCTGGGAGGGTCGCTACACGAGGGAAGTCAATGTCCTCGTCCTTGATGTACAGGTTGTCGTCATCAAGGCTTTCCACCTTCGTCTTGTACTTGTGGACAATCTCCACGTTGTTGGTGTTGCAGACTTCTGGGACGATGCCTTTGACAGCGCGCTCAGCATAGGTCAGTGGAGCACCTCGGTAGAACGTCCTGTCGTCCTTGTAGACGAAGTTCTCATGGCGACAGCTCCAGTTGACCTGCAGTGGAGCTTTCGGGTAGCTGTGCATACGCAGCCACGCCATGACGAATTCAAAGTCACCGTCCGTGAGTTGCTTCACGTCAACGGAGCAGCACATTTGGACCGCACGAATCAGATGGTGCACTGGCTTCGTACGGCTGTGCATACCCACATACACCAGCTTGAGTTCGGCTAGGCTGAACTCCCGGACGTACATTTCCTTGAAGTCATATGGCGTGTACCCAGTGGGCAAGTCACCAATGTCTTGAAAGCGGGGATCCTTTTCGTACTGGTCCATTGTCATAGCAGGAACGCCTTCGGATCAATCACGAAGATCAGCGACTGCTTGTGATCGCAGTGGCTGCAGGCCTTGAGGACGGTGCGACGGATGCCGTGCTGAATGTCGCGCTCTGCTTCACACGCGGCTTCAAACAGGTCGTTGTCTTCACCCTGCACGAGGTCAATCAGGCGCTTAATCAGCGGGCCACTGCCTTTGATCCAGCGACCAGCATCTGCCAGCGCGCTGTAGTCAGGGTCACGCAGGAGCTTGATGTACTCGGCCAGTGTGTCGCAGCGTGGGAAGTCGAGGCGTGGGTCGAGCACCACGTCGTCTTCCAGATAGATGAGGGAGAAGTCCTCCATCGTGGTCTCTTGGTAGTTCCCATGCGAGCAGCGATACCCGTCCAACTGCACGCTCTCTGGGTCAACCATGTTCTTCCGGGTTTCAGCGTCAGCCGCTTCCCAGTTATCGACCATGATCTTGATGGACTTGGGTGTGTACGCGACGCCGTTCTCGCGCCCACGGAACATCGCGCCCTCGCACTCCCAGCGAGCCATCGCAGGGTTACGACGCAGCGAGTGGATGCGCTGGTACGTCAGCAGGTAGTAGAAGTCACCCACGGTCAGTTGGTTGACGTCCAGGTTACTCAGGCAGTTACCGATGGCGTCGATAGCTGGCTGCATATCGTCGAATGCGACAGCCTTGCCCATGAGCCCGAGTTCTTTCGGACGGAACAGGCGCATTTCAATCGCCTTCACAGGGTAAGGGCGAGTACGCGATGGCAGGTTAGTGTGGTCGAAAATCATGGCGAGACCCTTCTGTGGAGATTCCCTTTAGATTGGAGAGCGCATCCTAGCGCAATCAGATGTTCAGCTTGATGCCGTCGCAGGAGAAGTTTTGGTGAACCTTGAGCAGTCCGTTCGTGGACGTGTAGTTCAAATCCCAGTTCGACTTGGTGCTTGGCCAGCAGTTCTTGCACACGACAGTCAGGAGCACGTCGTTCTTGGTACCGAGCAGCTGGAACTCAATGTCAAACTTGTAGTTCGTTGGAAGGTAGAACGCGCCATTCTCTGGATCGCGAATCTTCTCCTTCCACGCTGTCAGCCACTTGATCGTGGTCATTGCCTCATCAAGGTGGAACTGGCAGTCAAAGGCTTGGATTTCCTCGAAGCCTGGGTAGAACGTGAACGTACCGGCACCGAACAGCGGCTTGATGTTGAACGATGGGAATGGGATACTGACCGACTCACAGAAGTCAGACTGCATACCCAGGGGCAAGCTGGTGCAGTGCCACTTCCAGTCATGCACAGGCCCTGCTTTACCTTCCCGCTTGGTGACGAATTCTTCAATGTCGAAGCGGCTCATTGTGTACTCCGTAGAAATGGAAAAGGCCCTGAGCCCGTTGCCGAGCTAGGGCCCTTTGGAGTTACACGCGCTTGTAGTAGTCGTATGCGAAGGTCGCATCAACCGTCATCGCGGTACCACCGGCGCCGTCGAACGAGGCGTCAGGAACTTCGGTCGGCCAGATGTTGAAGATATCGTAGTTCAGGGACTCGCTACCTTCCTGGTCGTAGATCGTCAGACGCGCACTGGTCGCGTATTCGGACTTGAAGCTACCGGACTGGCTGTCCGTGGCACGGCAGACTTCCGACCAGTCTTCCAACGTGGTATTGATGATACCGTCGTAGGACTCGTGGAAGGAAATCGACATGGAGTTGCTGAACGTCTTCCGTGCAGCGTGTACGGTCTTGTGGCCGAACAGCTCCATTTCCGCCTGGGCAACCGACATGCCTGGCTTAACGCCGGACTTGCACTGGATGCGCAACGCACGCCCATCGCCGCCACCAGGAACCCGGGTGAAGGTAATGTCGAAGTTGTCGTTGAGCATCGGGTCGCCGACGTTGAGTACGTCGTCAAGACTTGGTTTTGGCATGATGCCGGCTCCTTAGGTGCGGTCACTGGTCGTGATCGACGCGGTCAACTGACCAGTACGAGTCACGATGGCGTTGAGGTGAATACGCTTGGCAATCATCATCGGATCAACGTACACGTCGAGGATCACGTCACCAGAGGCGATCAGTTCAGGCGTGTTGTTGGTGTCGTCGCAGATGATTTCATAGCCGTACAGACCACGTCCACGCTTGATCGGGCCGAGGATATCGTCCGAGATACGGGTCAAGGTCAGGCGCAGTTCCTTGTCGTTGGGCTCGTACACACCAGCGAGCGCAGCGTTCTTCAAGCTGGCCTGCAGGGAGTTCATCAGGCGGCGAACGTGAATGTTCGACAGCGCCGACGCAATGCTCTGCAGGGTCTCTTGCGACCACAGTACCAGGCCGTAGCTCGGCATCTTGTGGACGAAGTTGACCTGGTTCTGATCGAGCATATCCCGATCGCCTTGCTTGTACACCTGACGCACGCCGTTCGCGAGGATTTTACCACGCGTCACACCAGCAGGAGCGAACCACTCGGCAGCCACACGGTCAGTACGCGCATAGCACGCTGCCACATAGCCAGATGGTGGGCACCAGATGGAGATATTGTCGTCGTTCAGGATGTTCAGGTCAGGCGTGTAGATACCAGCGAACGAGCTATTCAGGTTCAGCGCGTTACGGCGATACTGCACGGCCAGCTGCGAGGTCTGCGAGTCGCTTGGCATATCGAGAATGGCGAACGCATCGCCACGCTGCTCTGCCACGTCGGCCATCTTCAAATGCACAGCAGGAGAAGTATAGCCACCGTTGATAAGCAACGTCACGGTGATTTCCTCGACGTCCGCGTAAGCGTCCCAACCGTCGATGATATCGTCCATGTCGATCTTGTCGCCATCAGACCCGTAGGTGAAGTCACCCGAGATTACTGCGTTCACGAGGTTGTTGGCTGGGTTAGCCACAAACTTCGGATGGTTCTCGTTGAGCCGCGCACGAATACGCGTGGACTTCTGGGAAAGCTGCTCGACGATACCCAGCTGGCGCCCGTAGCCATCGAGTTGCTCACGCAGGGTAGCGCGATACACCTCTACTGCAACGGTACCCGCCCCTTCGTACACCTCGAGGACGAACTGTTCGCCAGTGCGATCAGTGGTGTTGGGATACGCCACGATGCGCAGGTCGTTGTTCCAGTTGCCTGGGTCGATGCCGTACAGGAACAGGACGTCCTGCTCGTTGAACGCATAGTCCTCAGGGTCCGCGAAACCTTCGACGCTCAGGTCGATGGTAGCGTAACTGCCGACCGTTGCGATACGGACAGAGCCGTACAGCGCGTTCTTTGCAACCCGGTTGAAGTACAGTTGATCCCCTTCCTCGAGGAAGTGCTCGGCGCAGAAGTGCGCATAAGTCAGGGAAGCATCTGGAGTACCGAACTTCGCCCGGAAGCCTTTCTTATCGACGTTCAGCGTTGGAACGCCGACGGGCCCACGGCGGGAAGGTCCCACCATAGCCGCAATCGACGACGAAACGGCAGTGCCACGGACGCTTTGGTCGTCGATGGCCCCGTAAACGCCGGCGCTTGTGCTGCTGCCGTTGTTCAACATGAAATGGTCTCCATGGGTGGAATAGGCATTGTTTTCATACCTGCATGTAAATTAGCTTGCCTGCACAATGGAGCACCGTACCGTCTCGTTCTCCTTGGCTTTCAACTTGATAATGCCGCTGAACTGACCGTTGAGAATGAACAGCCCGTTGATTTCCATCTGGAGTGCCATCTGCTGCACGGCAACTTCCTGGGTGAGTACCAACGCTGTCGCCGCGATTGCCGCAGCTGGCAGGCGCTCTACCAAGATTTGTTGGCGAATCAGCTTGGGCACTGCGTTGCTACTGTCAGCGTAGGTGAGCGTGAGCATCTGGTCGTTGTCGAAGCGCTGCTCCAGCATGTACTGGCCTTGGTAGATGCCGGTGTAGGGCGCCAGCTGGGTGCAACGAATGCGCACAAACTTGTTCGACGCATCACCAGAGAGCACGAGGTCAACGTACTCCACAGCCATGTCTGGATCGTCCAACCCTACGTCAATCATCAACGCAGGATGGATCACAGCAGGTGCCAGCAGGCGACCATCAGTTTCGTCCAGTGCGTCCACGATGACTGTCTGTGTACGCAGGCTGATGGAGGTGCCGTATTCGTCCGAGTAGCGATACTCGACAGCCACGATATCGTCCACCTCAAGACCAACGAGGGTGGCGAGTTGCAACTGGGCCTGATCAACCACGCTGTCTGCAGGGCGATTCAAGGTAACGATGGACGACTCGCCAGAGCGCATGTTGGTGAGCATGACGATAGGTGCGTACTGCTGAGCATTCAACAGGGCGACACCCAGGATACCAGCAATGGGTGTGTTGCGACGGCAGATCAACTTCGGATGGACGAACGAACTGGTGACAGCCACCTCTTGGGTAACAGTCTCAGGCTCGCCAGAAGTACCACGCCCATCCTGATAGATCACGCGCAGCTTATCGCCAGCACTGGCATTCATGATGGCATCGAAGTCGTCACCACGCGTGCGCTTGAGCTCCACACGGATGCTGCCACGATACATGCCATTGTCAGCCATCTTGAGGGTGACGTACTCGGTCTCGCCAGTGGTCATGTTGAACACTGTGACACGGACGCTCGGTGCAGCCACATCAGGGTCCCAGACAGCCAGCTCCAGAGTACCGTTGACGTCCACAGTGGGATCAGCATAGACGATACCAGTGGTGTACGAAGTCTCTGGAGGGAGCCCCGTGTTACCATCTTCTGGCGTGCCTGGGATGAACGTCGCGATCACTGGGAACGTGGTCGAAATGGTCAGGTGCTTGTTGGCGTGACGTGCAATGGTGTAGCCCTGTGTCTGGGTCACCTCAACGTCACGGGTTTCAATCGTTGGAGACCGTGCACTCACCGCAGCGCGAGCGACAGCCTTCTTGGAGACCGAGTCCACAAGGAACGTACGGGCCTCCGTGACGATCGTGGTAGTACCACGCAGTTTATCGCTCATGCTTTGGGCCTCACGTCTACAGATTGAGTGACAGTGCCACGGTTGTTGACCTTGGGCACCTGTTTAACGACGCCCAGTTTGCACTGGATATCGAAACTGATGGCGAGGTCGAAGCCTTCTGGATCACCCTCAGCTTCCTTATCGGAGCGAGGCATGGACACCTCTTCACTGGACGCCGTGACACCCACGATGGAGGATGTACCATCGAGTTCTACACGCAGGTTCAGCTTGCCGCTGTGCGTGACGATCAGGGCCTTTGTGGAGAAGTCGATAGCGCTAACCAAGTCGTTGGTCACGTAGTGAAATTCCACAGCGATCTTCGCAGGGAACAGATAGGCTTTACCAATGGAGGCATTGGCAAGGTCATCGAGCGTCATACCGAGGCTGTTACGGGCGATCTGCTTGATGCCCTGCTGGTCTTTGACGAGCCCAATGGAGGAGAGGGAGAAATAGGCGTACGGGTACTTGGTTGCTACGGCACGGTTGGGGTCGTCCACACCCTTTTTCATTTCCCGCTTGACGTCCTGCGACTGTACAAGAGGGATTTCATCCAGCTGGAAGAAGCGTTTTAGGCTCTCCCGAAACGAGTACAGCGTTAGGTACGCGGCACTGTTCTTATCCAGTATGCGATCAAGGTTATCGGTGAGCTTCATTGTCTTCCACCCAAATGAAAATGGCGACCCGAAGGCCGCCACAGTTCAACTCTTGTACCGCACTGGGCCCACACCTTTGACAGTGGTTGCCACAGCTTCTTCTTCCAGTTCGTCTTCGTCGTCCTCTTCTTCGAGGTCGTCGTCAACACCCTCCGGCTCCTCGTCGAGGAACAGATCGTCCTCAAGCGATTCATCCGGGAAGTCCTCATCCAGCTCGTCACCATCGTCCAAGAAGGACGCGGTAGCGATTTGGCGAGATACCCGACGCGTCAGGGTAATGAAGTCAGACGCAGACGCCTCAGAAGCAAGAGACGGTGCAATCGTGTTTTCCGCTTGTGGCGTTGAGCCATCATTCCGCACTGCGGTTGGCGCCGGTTTCATCACCTCAGAGACGAAGTTGGTGAGGTCGTCGCCGAACTCCCCATTAGCCTTCGCCAGATACTGTAGGCAATCAGCCGAGTTACCATCACGAAATGCGAGAACGGCAAGCGCGAGATTCAGTTTGCCGCTCATGGTCGTTGCTCCAGGTAAGTCCTCAAGTAACCAACAGCCTAGTCTGCTTCAGGAGGGCGCTCTCCATCCACTCGCTAGGCTATTGGATCGTATCAGACAACCAACCGTATTAGATACGGCGAGCTTTTACGACAGAACGCACGTTCGCCAGGGTCAGCGAGAACGGCTCGGTCATGAACCAGCCGCGGGTGCTGTTACCAGCGTCAGCGCCGTTGGTTGGCGAGGACTGGATGCCGCCACGAGTGGTGTAGGCACCGTGGTTACGCGCGTCGGAGACGACGTAGATTTCGCCCGGGTTCAGAACCTTCTGGTTCGGCTGACGGAAGGCATCGGTGATGATGTTCATGCCGACCAGGGTACCGATTTCGCCGTTCAGGATCAGATCGTATTTGGTGATCGGATCGAAGAAGGTGGCGAAGTCGTTGGAACCGATCACGTCGGCCCAGTAGTCGTTGGCCAGCAGCACGTGGGTAGCAGGCAGGCCCCAGCGAGCGATGGTCTGACGCAGACGACCCAGGTTCTTCGGAGTCAGTTCGCCAGCGATCAGTTCCAGGTTGTTGACGACGCCAACGGTCTGGTCAGCAGCCTTCTTCCACAGACGGTCTTCTGCAACCATGATGGACTGCAGGCCTTCGTTGTAGGCGTGGTCCAGCAGGTCACCGTTGACTTGTTGGATGTCCAGGTTTTCAACGCGAACGTTGGCCTGAATCTCGAACTCGTCAGGGGTGAACAGACGGTTACGGATGGTCTGGTAACCGGTGGACGCTTGGCTGGTCGCCACGACGGCAACGGCATCGTGAACTGGCATCGGGATACGAGCAATGTCGCCCTGACGCAGTACGTTGCCAACCATCAGCTTCCGCACGAAACCTTCACGGTCGGTCTGCTCTTCGATGGCCTGAGCCAGGGAAGCGCCCAGTGCTGCCCACTTCTGACCGGTGTGGTCGTCCATGGCTTCGCGCAGCATTTCTTTACGCTCGACGGAAGCAGCCATGGCTTCTTCACGGGCCGACAGCGCTTTTTCAGGCTGAACGATCTGGCCCGAAGCGAAGGCGGTCATCATCTGGTTGATGATCTGCATTGCTTCTTTGGTGGAACCGGCGTTGATTTCACCGGTGGAGGCGGACAGTGCCAGCTCGCGGCCACGGCCGAGGCGCAGGTCTTCGATAGGGCTGCCGTCCTTCAGGACCAGCTTGGCGCCTTGGAATGCGTGAGTCATGTTTGATTCTCCAGGAGTTCTCGAAATGCGGTGAGGCCGCGGGTTACACGTTCACGCGCAGAACGAGAGCGCTATTCTCGCTGCTCGGTGCAGTGATCACGGTGACGTTCGGCAGCAGAGTGCCTTGGCCGTTGGTGGTGAAGCGACCATCAGCGCCCAGGCGAACCTGGATGGCGCCGGCGAAGTCAGCCGATGCGTCGTAGAAGCTGGTGCCCACTTCGCCACGGGTGATAACACCAACGACGTCTTGGGTGATGGCAGCCAGGCCACCGATCGGGGCATCGCCCAGCAGCTGGCGAGCTTCGTTCAGCGAAGCGTCGTAGCTCATTTGCACGGTGTAGGCCGAGCCAGCAGCAACGTCGTCAGCGAAGAAGGTAACGGTTGGACCGGTCAGTTGCGCTTGGTCTTCGGCAGGCACGCCAGCAACAATGTCACGCTTCTCGCCGCCGACCTTGATCAGGATCTGGCCGTTGCGTGGAACGCGTGGCAGTTCGATGGAACCGCTCGACGGGATGACACCTTCACCTACCCAGTTCAGCACGGTAGGAGGGCTGTTGCGCATCAGGCTGATACCAGCGAAGATTTCACCGTTGGCGCCGGTCGACGGACGCACTACGGTTTCTTGGCCTTCTTTGACGTTGACCAGGGCCTGGCCTTCATCGAGCAGTTGCGCAGCAGTTTCGACTTTGCGGTGCTCGGTCAGGAACAGGCGAGTGTATTTTTGGTTGATCATGGTGATCTCCGAAGATGATTAACGACGGCCGAGGCCACGCATGGCGTGAGTCGCACGGGCCTGGAAGTCAGCAGGGGCAGCGGAAGATGCAGTGGCCTCTTGGCGTACTTCACCTTTCTTCTCGACCTGCACCGGACGGCCGAGCGGCACCGGAGCAGTAGCGGCGGTAGCGGTTTCGTTGGCGTTGGTGTTGCAGCCAGCGATAGCTTCGCCGAGTTCGTTCTGCACATCGAGGGATTTGCCCATGATGTACGAGGCCTGGCTGATGAGGAGCTTGTTGTAGTCCTCGCCAGATTGCAGGAAGGCCTGCTTGACCAGGGCGCTGGCGTTGTCGAGACCGACGGACGACAGGGCTTCGATCAGGGTTTGTTGCACAGGGTTCGACTTGCCTTTGAAGAAGCCGTTGGTGATACCCTGGGCTGCCATGGCCATGGCCGCTTGGAAGCGGTCAACCAGTTCAGCCTTGTCCTGCTCAGCGGCAGCAACAACTTCCTGGGTCTTCTGCTCAACCTGGGTCTGGATTTCCGACTGAACGAAGTCAGCAACTTGGATATCCGACTTGATTTCGTTGAAGCCCATCTGCGACATGGCCGCAGGGATGCCTTGCTCAGCAGCGATGGCCTTGAAGGTACGGCCGAACACTTCGCTGTTGAAGTGAGCGTTGTTGGCGGTAGCTTCGGTAGCCTTGGCGATCGGCATGCCATCGTAGAAGGCGACCCAGGTGCTCACGCCTTGCAGGGCAGCGGCATGCGCTACGTCCAGCTTGGAGACGTCGAGTTCACCTTGTGCCGAAGCACAGGCCAGGAAGCTGGCAGATACCGAGACGTGCTCGCCTTCTTCCTCTTCCTCTTCTTCGTGGGCACCGGCGACGGCTTCCTGACGCTGAACCTTGCGAGCGCGCTTGTTCGAAGGCTGGACGGACGATACGGAAAGGGTCAGGGCGTCGTCATCGTCGTCCTCATCCTCTTCTTCTTCGTCGTCTTCTTCGTCATCGTCCTCATCGGAGTCATCGTCTTCGTCTTCGTCGTCATCCTCGTCGGAATCGTCGTCGTCCTCTTCTTCCTCGAGGTCGTCTTCGTCTTCCTCTTCCTCGTCATCCTCATCGGAGGACAGGGAAGTGTGATGATCGTCTTCGACTGCACCAACGTCATCGTCGGATGCGTTGGCTTCTTCGCCCAGAGCGTCTTCTGGGTCCAGCAGGCCGGAGGCGCAGGCTGGGCAGAACACAGGCATGTCGTCGCTGGATACAACATGCACACCGCAGGCGGCGGATGCGCATACGAAGTTGTGAGCTTCGATTTCATCGGCGGAGGAGCTCAGGGATTCCAGCAGGCCGGCTTCCTGATTCTCGACGATCTTGGCTTCGCAACCCTTGTACACGTCGAACGACGCGGCGCCAGCAGTGGCCACCAGGGTATCGCCGCATTGCATGGTGCTGTAGTCGGCAACTTCACCACGCACCAGGGCGTTGTAGTTGGCAACGGCTTCTTCCAGGGTATTACCCGAAGCCAGCACGCTTTCCTGCACTTGGCAGCCTTCGCACTCACCGTCTTCTTCGCCACCGGACAGGGAAGCAATTTGCTCCTCGGTCAGGTCTTCGAGAACGCTGGCGCAGGCCGGGCAGTGTTGCATCAGCTCGCTGTCATCGGCCAGGATGTGGGCGTTGCAGCCGGCGGTGCAGATGGTGTAGTTGACGTTGACGGCTTGGCTGTCCGAAGACAGGAACTCCATGCGATCGGTCATACCGTCACCAACCTTCAGATCATCCGCGCCAGTCAGCGGGTTGAGCAGGTTGATATCGGAACTGACAGACGCCAGCACTACGAAGTTTTCACCTTCGTCATGCAGTGCTTGGGCGTCTTGGCCAGTGGCCACAGCGCGGTAGAGTGCCTGAGCTTCTTCCAGGGTATTGCCGGCAACAACGATACCACGGATGATTGGGTCCATTGTTGTCTCCAGGAATATGTGGATTACTCCACGACTCTCGATCACAGCTAAGTTGCTGCGATAGTCAAAAAATTAGAACTTGCAAAAACACGCTCCAATCTACAAACCGACACCAGCTCTCGCAGTCATGGAATCGTACACCACACGGAGCACTTCATCCAACCGGCCGAATGGTGCCTTACGGCGGTCCCAGCTCCATTCACCGCCATTGACACGGTACTGGGCGCTCTTGGTGTGTACATCGGTTGTGGTCGACCCACGGGTCAATACTACCTCCGCCTCCACCTTGCGCTTGTTCTTGGTGAACTGGAGTTCCAGCTTAACCGAAGAGCCGGGCAATAGGGTGTCTTCAACCAACTTCAACCCAGGAAGCTTCTGGATGGCAGTGCGCACGTTGTACAGCACCAGCGGTGAGTTGGCTGTTGCCGCTATTGGAAAGGTGATCTGCATACTTGCCTCACAGGTGACGGCGGTACTGGGCAGGGAGGTTCATATCGTTCTCGTTCCAGATACCCTCACCCTTAACGGCCAACATGGTGTTGTCGCGGTTACGGGAACCTTTCGGACCTACACTGACCAGCTGCATGTTGTTGCTGATGATGTGGGTCACTTCCATCGTGTACGGCGCACCGTCTACCGTGATCGGGTAGGTCTTGCCTGCAGTTGGACGGAAGGAGGCGTTACCGAACAGCTTCTTATAGGCGGCAGCACCGACGGAACCCTTGCCCAAACCGTACAGGCTGGTAGAACCGCTCGGACCGCTCGGCATGGAGCTGCGGGAAGGCAGGCTGTCACGAAGTGCGTTAATCTTGTCGTTGAAGCCCTTGACGGCGGTATCCCGTTGCGATTCCAGCTCCTTAATGGCCTGTAGGATGGCCTTTTCGGAGGTGGGTGCAGTAGCCGGCTTAACTGCAGGCTGTGGAGCGCGGGCGGTAGGCGTATGAATGGACGACTTGACCTTCTGCTGTGCCTTCTTCTGGATGGCAGTAATAACCGGACGGAGCACGTTGGCCAGCGTACCCTCGTCTGGAGTACGTACCTTAGTCCAGCGCCCAGAACCCACTGGATCGCCTGCCGGGATGGCCGAGACTTCTGCGTTGACCACACGGACCTTAGTGCCAGTAGTGCGCAGCGTGAACATAGCAGACGCCATGGACGTGCCAGCGTGGGCAAGAGTCACATGGAGAGCCCCATCAGGCATCTGGGTGATCTTCTCTGCAATGACGCCCTTATACGACTTGAGGGCATCGTACACTTGGGCAGGTGCTATGGATGCAGTGGCTGGTTCTTTGTCTACGTTGGCTTTACTCGGGCCGCTGGTTGGACGTACATCACCATCTGGGTTAACGAGCTTACGCAGCTTGGCCAGTGTGTACTCTTCCTTCATGGCACTGGCGAGATGGTTGGGCTTCATGTAGCTGATGGTCACCTTCTGGGCGATTTCATCGAAGTCCTCAGGGTCAATCTCGAAGTGTTCGCCACCCGAATCAAGGGTGAGTACCTTCTTGGTGTTGCCAATGACACGGCCGATGCGGTACTTGGTGGGGCTGATCTGGAAGCTGATCAGGTCACCCTTAGCGACGTTGGGTACTGCGGCAGCTTCTGCCTTCCATTGGATAGTCATTGGTGTTCCTTATTGGGTAGGGATGCGCGCATCAGGTTGTAGTATTCAGCTTGGCTGATGGCGAACTCTTGGCCGCCGGCGATCAGCACACAGCCAGTGTTATCCATACGGAGAGCGAATGGGCTGCCTTTATCCAGATGGACGCCGTTCTCCTTGTACGGGTTGACGCCACGATAGATACGATGGAATGGTCGGCCCTGGGTGGATGTTGCTTCTGCTTTCCACTTGATCTGGTTCATGGTCTACTCCTTATTCGCGCTGTCGATAGCCTTCTGGACTTTCGGGCTTGGGCGAATGCCGAGTTTGGCATAGAACTCGCCGAGAATCTCTGGGCTGATGTAGTTCTGGATGGCCGTGTTGGAGGTGACCTTCTCGCCGCTCATATGGCCGAGTTCTTCACCAATCTTGAGCAGCTCGGTCTCCAGCCACTTGTGGACGTCACGATCCTTCCAGCTACCGCCTTTCTTGAACGGGCTGTTCTTGAGAATCTCCATGGCCATCTCACTACCGCGTGCAGTGCGCAGCTTGTGGATGGTGAAGGCTTTAGGGAAGCCAAGACCGTGCAGGTAGCGGTTGATCATGGCACCAGTGACCTGTGCGTTCTTGAACGTGAACACGTGGTCTTCTGGGCTCTTACCTTCCAGCAGTTTGCGCAGTGCGTCGCCCAGTTGCTTACCACGGACGGTGGTAAACTTGAGCTTGTGTTGCTGCTTACCGCCAGACTTACCGATGTAGGTCACGGTTGCAGTGGTACCCGATGGGGCCATCTTGAAGTGCTTGGCGAGCAGCTGGGTAGCGCCGTAGGTCTTCTCACCGCCAGTAGCCGCGTTCTTGTTACCTACACGGGCGCTGGTGTCATAGATGAACTCGCACAGCGTGGCCAGCGTACCTTCCTTCGACTTGCCCACCTTGCGCAGATCAGGCAGCCACTTCTTGGTAAGTGCGGCCAGTTTGGGCAGCACTTGGGCGACCACGTCGAATTTCTCGGCCTTGGCACCAGTGCGATAGCTCTCGGTGTAAGCACGCGAGGCCTTCTGGGCAAACGGTGGGGTGAACTCGCAGACGTAGGCGTTGTCCTCTTCTGCGTTGTACTTCGGGTTCATCTTCACGTCGCCGCTTGGCGTCTGGACCAGCTTCTTACCTGCAGTGGTGTAGAAGTTGTTCAGGTCATCGACGTTACCCACGAAGCCAGCTGGCAAGTTGTTGACGATGCCCTCGGCCTTCATGGTAGCGATCACGTCGCGCAGTGGGAGATATGGCTTACCGGACGCCCGTACCATGTTCGCCAGCGACTTCTTGAAAATGTCGTTGACTTCACGGCGGAGCTGCAGGTATTCAGCGTGACCGGCAGTCTTCTGGCCCTTGGCTTTGTTGGTGGCTTGCCATTGCTCAAGCACTTCGGTCGGCATGATGTAGCCGTTGACCTTGCCGTACTTCTTCACCAACGCCTTGAGCTTGTCGTAGGTCTCGGAGAAATCAACACCGTCAGTGTCGTGCGTGTAGAACTGGGTGACCATCGGATCGCCAATCGACGCTACGCCGCGCAGCAGGCGCTTGGATGCAGATTCGCTGCCGAAGTGCGCAAGGCGGAAGTCCTTGATCAGGTTCAGCTGGACACGGGAGATATCCGTCTCCTTCTCGAACAGCGGGTGCTTGGCCTTCAGGGAATCCAGCAGATCGGTGATCGCATCGTCGGTTTCGTCGTCGTTGCCTGGCTCATTACCCGCGACGACCAGCTTCACGGCTTTATCCATGAGCTTGGCCATCTTGAACTTGGTGACGAACTCTTCGGCTTGCTGGCGCCACAGGTTCATGCGGCGGCGCTGCTCAGGGTTGAGTTTGGTGTCGTAGGTGACGTACAGAGTCGCAAGCAGTTTCAGGAAGGAGGTCACCGCTTCCTTCTGGACTGCGCTAAGACTGATGTGCATGGGCTATCTCGTCAAATTGGGCAAAGTAGTCGCGCAGACGCATGGTACCGTTGTCGGTTACCACCATCTGGTTTTCAACTCGCACAGGTGAAGTGAGGCCACGATAGCGACACACGTGGAATGCAGCGAACTGGCTGAACTCGTTGGTGTCGAACTCGGGCGCTTGAACCATTGACTTCCAGCGGAGCACAATGGGGTGTTGCAGATTCGCGTCTGGCGGGAACTCGCCATACTCGTAAAACTCGCGCAGCCAGTCGAGAACCCGTGTGGGCTTGGCGCTGCTGTCGAATACCCTGCGGCTGATGTTGAGTAGCGCGCTGGTAGAGTAGTAGCCGGTGTCGAGGTCAACCTTGCAAAACATGGAGTCGGGTGAGAGCTTGACTTGGTCTATCAGTTCCTTGATACTGTAGCTCCGCACACTGACAACGCGCCACATGGTAGCGTCAGGTGAAAGCACTGCGTAGCGCGCCTTGTGAGCACTCTTGGACGTGATCTTCTCCAAGTCCTGCTCGGTGACCTGTATCTCAAACTGCTCATGGGCGAGCGTCAACAAGTCACCAGAGCGCCTGACGACAAGTTCCTCGTTCGGCATCAAGCCAATGTTGTTGGTCAACACAGGCTCACGGACGCGATAGATTTCCTCGTCGTACTCCGGAGAAGCGCGGATGGTTTGCACTGGGCAGATGTTGTTGATTGTTATAGCCATCACGTCGTCTAAGCCCGCGAATGGCATGCCCGACTTGAGGATGGCGGTAATGCGCATCTTCAAGACAATGAAGGAACGAACAATCTGCCTATGCGCCAGTACACTTCCTACCAACTCGTACTGCGCAGCGTCTTTGGGGTTGATCCCAAGACCCTCCAGCAGTCGTTGGGTTTCAACCGTGAGCATCACATCCCTGTTCAATGCAATTGAAACTGGTACATCGGTCGCGAAAGACATGGTTGTGGCCTCAGGCTACATGGTCGACGAGGTAGTTCATCCTTTCAAAGTAGTGCAGGTACTTCATGCCAGCAATGTCCTTCGCTGGGACTTTGAAGCCCAGGTAGTAGACACGCATCTTCGACCAGTCGTGTCCCTTCGTTGGATCAATGACGCGCTCATCCTCTGGGCGAACACAGAAGCTGTACACGTCGATCTTCCAGGGTTCGTTCGGAGCTTCCTGCCACACGATGTAACCAACACACAACTGCAGGCCGTTCTGCTTCGCGTACTGCACGGCATTTTCGTGTGGGCTTTCTTCTGGCATGGTACCAATGTACCGCGCCTTATGAACAACAGGCAGGAACGCGAGACGTTGGCCTAGATCGCGCCAAAACTTGCGCTTCGAGGTGAGGGCTTCGATAATCGGGTCTGGCAGTCGGTTGGTCGACATTGCCAGAGCTTCATACTTAAGGCTGAACGTGATTTTCATTGAACTTCCCTAGGAACGAATCCACTTGGCGCAGAGACTCGGCAAGTACCGCGTCCAGCGGCTGCGATGCGTCAATGACGACAAAGCGCGGATTGCGCTCGGCTAACTGCAGGTAATTAGCCCGGACCTGAGTAAAGAACTCGATCCCGCGGCTTTCGATTGCGTCGAGGCCTTTGCCACGCAGAATTACACGTTGCTTGTAGACCTCAACGGGAATGTCGTAGAACAGTACCAGATCGGGCTCGCGCAGGCTATGCGCAGCTTGAGCATGAATTGCTTCCACACGCTCCAAACCGAGTTTGACTGATTGGTAAGCGCGGGTGCTATCCGAGTAGCGATCGGTGAGCACGTGGTAGCCGCTGTCCAGATATGGCGCAAGGATGCGTTGGGTGTGCTCGATCCTGGCGGAGTAGAACATGAACGTCTCAGTGACTGGGTCAACTCGTGGATTCTGCTCGTTAAGCATGGTCCGCAAGGTGTTGCTGAATACCAAGTCCTTGTATTCATCCGCGACGAAGTGCTTGGTGTCGGTGTGCGACAACCAATTCTCCAGATTCCGCAGATTCGACGATTTTCCTGCCCCGTCAAGACCTTCAATTGCAATGAACGCACCACTGCGCTTAGCCTTTGCCATCAATCAATCCTCAATGTAAAACCGTTGTCTACGTTTGACGGTGGAGCGATTGGCTCCAGATCGCCATGCCATCTTCACCAGCAGCTTCATCATCACCTTATCCGCGACGTCACGTCGCTTGGCAGGCTTGACGACCTTGACGTAACCGTTAGCTCCCAGCGTCATCACTCCGATGCCGTGTGGCTTAATGTCTGCAAGGATTTGCTGGTAGAATTTCGACTCAATCATCTTCGGCGGAAGCATCAGGTAGAGCTTGTTGGTGTACGGAAGATACTCCATCCACTTTGAGTCAGAGGTGTAGTCCGCCTTGCACGACTTCACCTCGATGCCGACGAGGTTGAGCTTGGTATTTAGGCAGAGTAGATCAAGTCGGCGTTCGCCACGATAGCCAACGCCAAACTCGAAATACGCAGCGTAGAGTTTGTGAATAAAATAGTGGGATGCTGCCTGAGTCAGCACCCTTGTGACTTCCTTGCGACCCATATCACAGACCTAGCTGTCTGAATCGAAGCAAAGCATCCAGCTTATGCTTCTCAATGATTGTGCGGATTGCAGACCGATACTCCGACGGTGTTGCACGCCCATCGAAACGGGCGAAGACGTTGTTGAGCTTGCGGATAATGTCCGCCTCATTCATGCCAGACTCCAAGAAGTCGTTAGCTTCTTCCAGCTCCGTTTCTGCGAACGGTAGGACTTGCTTCACTGGGAAGCGTGTCCAGAGCGTGCGCATGTAGGCTTCTGTGGCCGTGCGATCTTGCCGCTTGAACCACGCGCTGAATAGGTTGAACGACTGCGCATAGAACGGCGCGTCCTGCTTGGAGACTTTGACGTCCTTAAGCACGACAGGCCGCGGATCAGTCTCACTAACGTAGGACTTGATCGAGCGACCTTTGAATGGGTGCAGATCGTACCAGAGCTTGAGCTTGCTGCGCGGGATGACACCCTTGTCAGAAATCTGAGGGAAACCACGAACGGCCAAATCACTGGTGACCATGAGGTCGATGTGCAGTTTGTAGGCGGGGTCGCCTGTGCGCAACTGGGTGACGAGGGATTCAAACTCAGCCTCGAGGTTGCGAGTGCTCCAGAAGCACTTGAACAGGTCTTTGTGGTCTGGCGATGTGGCGACAAGCGCGTACAATTCCGTGTCGGTAACGTCGCGTTCTTCCCAGTCGAGAATCGGCGAGATATTGAATCCGAGCTTGTTCAGGCGTTTCATTTCCTGAACGAACAGCGGCCCGTGCGACGCTTTGATGTAGGAGTTGTTGCCTTCATCGTGCCCACGGTTGTACCAGTACAGGTGAACCATTTCGTGGAGCAGCGTATCGCAGAACAGGATGGTGTCCTTACCGATCGACTTGACGTTGACCGACATGCGATAAAGCGGACGCCCGTTAACACTGGAGTTGTACTGCGCGAGGCCAAGCATCTTCGACGACGTGGTCTTCTTGAACAGGATGCGCTTCGGGCACTTGTTGTTGAAGTACAGGTCGTTGAAGTAGGCGTAGACTTGCTCGACCATCTCGAACGTCAGGTTCGGGATGAACGGGTAGCATGGGTATTTGGGATGGGGTACGAAGACAAACTCTTCTGCGGTAGAGTTCCGCATGAGCTTGGTGTACTTTTTGTCCGTGATGTTGGCCACGAATCGCAACTTCGGAGTGCCCGAGTGGATGATCGTAGCCTCGTTACCGACGACCTTGACTTGGAATTCTTCGCCTGTCTCGAAGTCAACCTCGTAGGTTTTGTGGTGTTTATCAAGGACTATGGTGGCCTTACCGTTATACGTGTAACGGACGAAGCCGTTGGCAGCCAAAGCAGTTTCCATAGCAGGTCTCCATGAACATGCGTAGAAATTACTTTAGGCGTAGGGGAAATGAAAAAGGCGACCCGAAGGCCGCCTCTTTTGTGGTTAGAACGCGCGTTCGCGCTTCTCGACTTTGGACGCTGCATACTTACCAGCCAGATCGTCGATCAAGGCAGCACCGTGAAGGCTGATGCCGTTAGCTGGGCAGCATTTGATCCATTTGGTTGGATCGACTGGGTAATCGCAGTGCTCGTCGTCAATGACCAGATAGTCTGTTGGATTCCCATGAGCCTCCAACCACGCACCGATCTCCAAGCTGCGATTGGCGAGCGTTGGGCCCGTTCTCCAATCTGGATGCAGCGAGAAGGTGACGCCTCTGTGGCCGAAGTGCTCATGGGCAGCTTCTGGTGTCTTTAGCCCGATTCGCACCGTGGCACTGATAACGACCCGAACATCTGGTCGTCGGAACAGCCCGTTGAGCAGCTTTGCACACAACGGGTCATAGCTCATACCTGCCAAATAACCGCGTGTTGTTTCCAGCACGCCGTCCTTATCGAGAAATACGATCATCGTCCGAGCACCTGTGCTGTCTCACGAAGGCAATGCTTTGGACTGCCTTCCGAGGCGTGTGAGTAGTACGCAACCGAGTTCCGTTCAGCCAAGAAGCTGACCTTCATTCGGTAATCAGGAATTGCTATCTCGCCGTCCCTGAGCCAAGGTGCTCGGACCCGCCTGATCTGAGCATTTGGCCACGCCTCAAACTGAAAGGTGTAGACTCCATCGTCAAGCTTTGGAGTGACGAACCGCACCACGATAACCATGGCAGGGTTCGACTCCGACGTATCAATCACCACGACGGGCTGCTGCGCGAGCTTCCCGTCGATGGAGACGTCCTTGAACAGGGCAGATGCCATGGCTCGATACGCGATCTTCTGGTAGTCCTTGAGGGACGACGCGAGGACTGTCGCTTGAACGATAGGCGCGAGTTGTGATAAGTGGTACACTGGCTAATACTCCGTGCCGTCTTCGATTACACGAAGATCAGGATGGCGCGACCAGCAGCAGCTTCCAGCAGGGTGATCGTCACAGTGTTGGCTGCAACTTCCACTTCGTCCGCTTCAAATGCTTTGCCGTCTGCACCGTACAGGTTCAATACGACGTTTACATTATTGCGGTTGTGGGTGATGACCCATTGGACAGCTTCTTCTTCCTGCACGTAGGGGAGTGCGTCAACGGCACTACCGCCACCGCCAGTTTGCGCAACGCCCTGGAGCTGACCGTCTTTCATGCCGAGCACTTGGCCTTCGGAGAGCTTTACGCCTGCGAGAGCACGCGCACCCTGACCACGACGCACGATGATGGATTCTTCATCAACATCGGACGCGAGGAAGGGCCGCTTGGGCAACTCGGTCTGGATGAAATCTTCGAATGGGTTTGCCATTACAGGGTCTCCTCAAACAGAACTTGCAGGGTACCCGAGGTGTTGGCGCCGGCGAACGCTGCATCGCTCAGGAACAGGTAGCCGCCATTCGGATCGTACAGGCCATTCTCGTTGACGATGGTGAACGATGCAGCCACGTCAGTAGTGTCGCCACGACGTGCCAGGTCGGTCGACTGCCCGTTGTAGCGAGCGCGGGTCTTGGTGATATCGCTGACCGCTGCGCCGATGGCTGCGAAGCGTGCGAAGGCTGGGAACGTGATGGTACGTTCGATCAGGCCGCCAATGGTGAACGAGCCGGTGACGTCGCTCTGCAGGTTCGACAGGTTGGTAACCTTGCCGGTGACGGCTGCTGCACCTCGCGCATCGCTGTCCGCAACCTTGAAGGTGCGAGTCCAGTTGTTGCCTGCTTGTGTCCACGAGCCGACCCAGGCACCCACTGCGAGAGTGAGGTTTGGAGCTGCGTTGAGGGTCTGACTTGGAGTGACCACCAGGGTGTAGGTCTCACCGTCTGCGTCGGTGCGCAGCTTGGTAGGGTTACCTTGCACGCTGATCGCTGCGGTTGCTTCGCTGTTGGCGATCTTGATGCTGCCAGTGCGCGTCGAGACTGCACCGTTCGACGACTTGGTAGCCGTGATGGTGTAGTTGTTGGCGACGCTGTAGGTACCCGAGGTGAGGGTAATGTCCTTGCTGACAGTGTACGAGTCCGGGTCTTGGATCGCAACGGTCTGGCCAGCAGCCGAGAAGGCGTAGTTGACCACGTCGGCATCGGTGATGGTGCTGGATGCCTGGGCCACATCGCCGTTACGCAGCGCGCTCTGCCCATTCGGGTAGTTGACGCTGATCGCACCGATGGTAGGCTTGGTCTGGTTGAGGACGATGGTGTTGAGCGAGGCAGTTTCTGCACCCTCGGTACCCAGCGCGTTCTTGGCAATGACAGTGACGGCTTGAGCGCCAGTGCCGGAGCCAACGGTGAACGTACCGGTGAAGGTCTTGAAGCCCGCACCAGCGCTATCGCTTGCACCGAAGCCAGTGACAGTGCCAGACTGCGCAGCGCCAGCGACTTTGACAGCGATGGATACCGCGTCGTTTGCCACGATACCAGTGACTGCAACCACGTCGCCTTGTTTGGCTTCGGTCTGGGTACCTGGCAGTGCACCGATGGTGGCTTGCGAAATCGCAGGGCCTTCGGTCGCAACGGTGAGGTTCACGGTCGAGGTGTAGCCAGTGCTCGACTGAACGGTGATGGTGCCGCTTTCTTCCACGGAAATGTCGGCGTAGCCGGCAAACAGGTTGTCTGAGCTTGGCGTCCAGTTGCCAGCAGCGGTACCGTTGACAGTGACTTCAGGCACTTCAAACAGACCACCTTGTGCGAGAACATGCACGCGCACGTTCTCGGTGTCCGTCACAGCAGACTGGAGGACCTTGTTTGCAGGCACGGTAGGCGCGTATACCTTCGATGCCACGATACCGTTACTGGTCGTGATATCGGAGACAAAGGCTTTCAGTGGCTGAACGCGAGCGTCGAGGTCTTGTAGACGTACAGCATGTTTGGGGTCGGATGGGGCTTGGGTAAGCTCCAAGTCACCGATTACCCGGGGGTTGTGAATTTCGCCCACGTGGGTTACTCCTATGCGTAGTGATGGTACTACGGACAGTAAATTAACGTGGAGAAACGAAAAGACCCGGCCGAAGCCAGGTCTTTGTGGGGTTACGCAGGAACGAAGTGGTCGAGGTCATCGGTCGGTATTGAGAACACCACCTCAGCATAATCGCCAACGTCGTCTTTAGCCACACGGAACTTCACAAGCCGTGGGAAATACTTCTGCTCGGTATCGCTACCGTAGTTGACGTTGTCCGCAGCCATGCACTTTATCACAGGAGTAGGCACACCGTCGAAATCCACGTAGCGTTGCTGGCCTTCGTTTTCTACAAAGTGCGTTGCAGCCTCAACATGGTCTTGCTTGTTGTTGTACACAACGTACAGGCCGTTCGTGATGTAGTCCATAGTTACGCCTTCATGACCACCTTGATCAGGACGCCGTTCTGGGTGATTTCCCGTGGCACCTTCTCGGTGATGTTGTGAGCTTCCAACTCCAGGTCGGAGTCTTTGTTGTAGATGGCTTCCCGTGCTGCATCGCCTACGGCGCGCTCCAGATCGTGCTTGAGTTGCAGCCGCTCACGGGCGATTTCGTCAAGGCGTACCTGACGGCGCTGGAAGTAGTCAGGCAGCAATTGCGGACCGTCCAGATGCTTCAAGATTTGCGTCAGCTCGGACTGGGTCACTTGAATGCAAGCAATCGAGTCCTTTTGGTTCTGGCACCCTTGCAGGAGTTGACGAAACTCTTTGGTAATGTCCTTGTAGACGATGCGCATATTTACCTCAGGTAAGTAGAAGGCGATTCCGACAGGAAGCGCGAGCGTGGCTTGGTCAGCAACGGACGCGACTGCACGGGCAGACTGTCACGGCGGAAGAACACGGTACCCAGTGGATCGCTCGCCTTGACGCCCCAGATCAGATCACCAGAGAGAAAGCTGCGCGAGGAATGTTCGCTACGCATTGTCATCACCACCTGCTGCGAGCAGCTTGTCAGTTTCCTTGAGGCGCTTGGAGCTGCGCTTGCGGCGCTTCTCTTGGCGGCGCTTCTCCGCTTCGGAGTTCAGACCCGTGCGAGTCTTGATCCCAACCGAGGCGTCCAATTCGTCGAGGTTCAGGTGTGTCATTCGGGATACCCATGTATTTGCGCTGTGCGCTGTCGTAACCAATGTTGTGGAAGAATTCCCACAGGTCTTGGTGCTCGAAGCAGGGCAGGTTGGAGTGGAAGGTTTGCAGATCAATCGCATACGCGCTGGCAAGCCGTGTGGTGTTGCGAGTCACGGTTGCACGCCAATCCAACTCGAACTTGGTGTCGAAGAGGGAGAAGAAGCGCGTTGCCTCGTTCTGCTGAAAATCCGTGAGGGCAATCACTTGCTCCATATAACGTTCCAGGTTATTTGGTAGCTTAAATTGATGCAATGAGTGCAGCTCTCCGTTGTGGTACAACACGGCTACACATCCATTCATACGCCACCAAATGTTTGCGTTGTGTGGTCGAAGCCGATCTTCTCGAAGACCTGGAAGATGTTGTCGCAGTGGAATTGCGGAACGTCTGGGAACGCCTCTTCCAGGCTGATTGGAGTTTCCACGTCGAGTCCTTGCGACGCCGCAGTTGCTTGCAGCTGGGTCAGGTAGATTTCCAGATCACGGATGTAGGCGTAGCGCGGCAACACTGCACGCTTGATACGCTGGCAGCGAATCCACTCCTCGACGTCCTGAATATATGCGAAGTAGGCGACGCGCTCCTCACGGCGAGCAGCGTCTTCCTCCGCTGGAAGGTCGAACAGGTAGAACGAATTCATTTCACCATTGAGGAACAACGTCACGAGTTTCATTGGCTTACATCCTGAGTTGAGGGCCGTACTTCTCACCGCGCATCGCAGTGCGTTTGCCTAAGAAGGAGAAGCGGCGTATGTTGTCGCTCTTGCTACGTTCCAACCATGCGTGGATCGCAAGGCGAACGTCGGTAAACATTTCGGAGCCGTGCACGCCAGTCATATCGAAGAACGCCAGGTTGTAGCGCATTTCATCGTCGTGCAACACCACGCGCAAGAAGCCTTCTGGTGTGTTGTGGTCCATGCCTACTTCAAGTAGGCACTTCAACACCTTGACGATATCCGGGTCGTTTGCCGTCCATGGGACTTTAGCCATGAACGTGCCAGTGTCTGACAGCAGCGTTTGGCGTGATGGGTGCATCGGCCTGTGGTACACCTTAGCCTTGTAGTCGTAACCGAGCGCGTAGTACACGTCCCAGATGGTCTTGTGGTGCGTGACCTCTGGCGTTTCAAGCATGAACTGGATGTGGTCCGGCTGCAACCAAGCGCAGGCGTATTCAGCTTTACACTTGGGCTCGCGGTTGCACAGCAGGTTCTTGCGCTCGCGCTGGCGGAATGCTGACCAGCTGCGGTGGGCTTCATTCCACTGCTTGCGGGTTTCGTAGTGCTTTGGGTCTAACTCGAAGGAGTGGTAAGCCATCACCTCCCCTTTTGCATTCTGGAGTTCAGCAATCCAGATATGAGGTCCTTGTTCCATCAATCGCTCCTTACGTACTTCTTGGCCTTGTAGTCGTACCCGATCGCCTTGTAGAAATCCCAAAGCGAGGTGTGGGTGAACTCGGGAAGCGTGTCGGTCAGTGCCTTATCTGGTGCATAGGCACGTCGCTCAAAGCGGCGGTCCATTTCCCAGTCCGAGTCGCACTTGATATTCGTGTGAAAGCGGTGCTGCTTCTTACGGTCACAGAATATCTTGGCTTCACGATCATTGAACCAGTTCATCGACGATACGGCACGGGTGCGACTATGCTCGACAGTTGGTTCCATCGTGAAGTGATGCACCTCGATAGGTTCACCGTCCTTCCAGAGGATCGCGTGATACCGTCTGTTCAAATCCATACGTCACCCGTTCGTTTCGGAGCGTGCGCACTCGATACGGTGGATTTGGCCGATCTTCTCGAAGCGGTTCTTGCCGACAACGAGAACGTCCTGACCGTTGATGACCGTCTTACGGTTACCTTCGACAAGCATCGTCTGGTCACCAGTGACGTGAATGTGGCGGTTGCCTGCTTGTGCGTCACCCAGCAGACCCAGGAAAGGAATCTCTTTCGCAGGCTTCGGCGACAGGCGGCTGAGCACAGTGTCGGGTGCGTTGAGCAGATAGCTTGGGATCAGGCCCTTGGTATCAGAGACGACCAGCTGCTGGTTGCCGACGATGTACTGGTTCACGTCACCGAGGATCGTGATATCCATGTCACCCGGGTTGTTGAAGAAGATTTCGTTGGTAGTCGTGTCGAGGATGCAGTACGTACCATTGGAGAACTTGAACACTGCCCGGTTCGGATAGTTCTTGTCCTTCTCAGGCAACGCCACTTGGTCATCGACAGTGTACGGACCCCAGACGCAACGGTGCGGGTCAGCAGTTGGGAAGCGCAGGCCTACCTTGTGCTTGTTCTTTGCAACCATGAACGAACCCGCACGGTCGAGGGCGTCACCACCTGGGTTGTACGCACCGTCAGCGTGATGGTACATCGGCACAGCCCACGGCAGATGATCGTCAGGGATACCGTCGAAGATGCCGTCGATGCGCGCTTGCAGACGCCCGAGCTTGCGCGGGTCGTTGTTGTTGACGACGTGGGCCTCATACGTCATTTTCGGATCGAGGCCCTGCTTGGTCATGTACTGCGTGATGTTTAACGGTCCGCCAGACATTAGCCTACCACCATATCGACTGTGGCTTCCAGGTCTTGGAGGTCGCTACGCAGCACGTAGTTTTCCAGATTCTTCAGGACAGCCTTGTAAAGGTTTGGGTCCGCCTTGGCAACTTCCACCAACGACGAAACTGAAAGGGAGAACTGGCCTTGCTGCATCAGGTTGGCAACGTGGCGCGTCTTCTCCATCGTGACTGTTGCGATTTCAGCGCTCATATCGCTTCCAACTCCATTGCGTCGCAGGTGATCAGGGCTTTATGGCGGTGACGGACGATGTTGGCGATTTCCACATCAAAGCCCATGTCACGGCCAAGCGTCATCAGGATTCGCTCGAAGGCGCAGCGGACAGTTGGATGGGCGAGACTGTCTGGGGTGTACTTCCCAAACTCACCGGTTCTAACTTTGCTGCGGTAGAACTTGTCCAGCCTGATATCACCTGTGTAGATGATGATTTGGTTGCGGGAACTTGGCAGCTGCATGTAGCAAGACAGCGGTTCCCCGTTTGCTGGTGTAACATGGACGTTCCTCAGGCCAGGTAGGCTCAGATCGAAGTCGCTGTAGTCTTCTGTCACCGTGCTCATGTACAGACGCTCGGCATGCTTGAGAATCTTCCGCTTGTTGTGCTTGGCACGAACGGCAAGAAACATGACTGCGAGGTTGTCAGGAAGGCAGATGAAGGTGACGTTTCGTTTGTTGAGGTAGTCGAAGATTACCTTGCGACGCTCCTCAGGATCGAAGTAGACAGAACTGTAGGTGTCCTTGTCCACGAAAATTGGCAACACCAGAACATCGGCGTCTTGGAATATGTCGGCCGGCGCTATCGGCTCACAAAGGATTTTGACCTGCATGTTCGATTCTCCCACCGGTGTTCACACGGAGAAAATTACTTGTGCAGGCCAAGTAACATCAAGGTGCGAAGTCGGCTACAACGTGCCAGATGCAGCGACCACGTAAGTCTACGGGTGCTGTGATGAAGTTCCAGTAGAACTGGTCAGCGGTTGCAGGCAGTTGGCACTCTTCGTCGGTCATACCGGCGTAGGTGATCTTCGCAATCTCGCTGCTCATGTACTGGATGTACAGCTTTTTCTGCGGCGGCGTCAGAAGCTGCTCGCAACGGGCCACCAAGTTCATATCGTACCGGGTGGGTTGGGCTGAGGGAGTCAGGTCTTTGATAACGTGAGTCAACAACCACGCTACCTTCTCTTCGTCCATGTACTCATGCCATTGAGGAATGTGCATTACGGAATCTCCACGCCGCTGAATGTGGCTAATGCCAGTTTGTATTCACCCCAGGTAGTAAGGTTCTGCTTGAAGCGCATGGTGGCAGTGCCAACATTCGCATACATTTGCAGGACCCCGTACTCCCGAGATACCTGTTCGAGACTGGTACGGTAACGACCGTTTGGATGCTGATGGACGACGCAGAGCTCCACGTCGAACGCGGATGCAGCGTCAGTCGCGAAGTCCATTTTGAACAGCACACCAACGCCGTATTCGTTGTTATCGGTTGGAATGAAGATCGGAATATCTTCCCAATCGAATTCGCCGAACTCTGCACGGCGGCGGATTTCAGTGATCGGCCATTCGTCCAGATGTGAGGTTGAGGTCATTCAATTTTGCCCTTGATGAATGGATAGTAGCTCAGGTCGGACAGGCGCACGTCAGGACGATACTTGACGAGCTCCTCTTTGGTCATCGGATTATCCCGATACTCCTCATGGAGCTTGCCATGAACGTTCTTGCCTTTACCATCACGACCGTTGCCGAAGTAGTCGTCCCACGGCGCTTGCTCAACGAGCTTGGCGTTCTCCGTGTCGCGCAGCAGCCGCACCAGCATTGGGTTCTGGGCATACTGATAACGCATGGCTCGACGCATGATCTTCTCGCGCTTGGGGTCGAAGTCTTCCACGATCGGGCAACCAGACTTGGCGGAACCCCAGTACTTGGCCTGACCGCCGTCGGATGCGTTGGCGATCTTGGCACGGAAGTTCTTGTCCTTCGTCTTGTGCATCTGGTAGTAGTGCTCACGGCTGCGGAACAGCATGAACCCGCCGTTCCAAGGAGCGATGAAGCTGAACGGGGCGAACGCGCTCAGCCAAGCAAATTGGGGGATTTGCGAATTGAAGTAAATGACGGGTCGTTTGTCTTTGGCCACGCTAAGGTCTCCGGGTCTACGACGTTGAGGGTGATGCGCAGCACGCCGAGTGCGACTGCCTGCACCTGAGCAGTAGTGATCTGGTATGGAATCTCACGGGCCAAGATGCAAGCAAGTGTCGCGTGGTGTTGCAGGCGCTCATGTCTTCCTTCAGGCACTGGCGTGTTCAAGTACGGACGGATTTTGGTAGCTTGCTCCTCCGTGACCGTGACATAGGACATAACCATAAGTACCTCCGTTTGCCTGTTTGTATCGGTTTACAGTTTCGGAGGCCAAAAAAAGGGCAGCCGCCGAAGCGAACTGCCCATGAACCACGGTAACTTCCCAGCGAACTCACCAACTGTGTCGCCGGGAGACGACACTACATTCAGGTGGCTCGCAGTAACCACATGTTTGCCGAGAGCTGGCTCGTTCGCTACCTAGTAAATTACGTTAGACCGGCATACGACGGCTAACCGTCATACGGGTGAGCGCCGTGTTATCCTGCTTGGCGATTTCACTCAACTGGCGAGCGATCTTACGGTTAACCCGTTCGTTCGCCTTGTTCTGGTCGGTCAGCCAGCGGCGTTTGCCATCGTGCGTCTCACCCGCAACCTCGGAGGCTTCACCGAAGTTACGCTGGGCCAGAGCCTGCATACGGTTCATGCCACCATCACGCAACACGGTGCTGCGTACACCACGCGCTTGGGCTTCCAGCATGAGGGCCTGATGGGCCAGCGAGGATGCCAGTGCTTCACCACCACCTGCGTCATCCGCCTCTGGGAAGAACTCCTTCTTGACGCCAGCCAGTTTCTTCTGGTACTCACCGATACGCTTGAGCAACTCGAAGTCGTCTTCCTGGTCTGCAAGGAGGGCATCGAGGTTGAAGCCGCCTGCTGCTGCCATTGCCCGCATTGGCACAGGGATGCCTTTGTCGGACATTGCTTGCAGCATATCCATGTACGCCTGATCGCCTTCGGGCTTGAGTTGCTTGGCCCAGTGAACGCTCGGGATCAGCAGGCGCGAACCGTCCTGCAGAATCTCGTGATTGCTCATGGCATCAAACTTATCGAGCATGTTGCCTTTGGTAACCAACTTACCACGGGAGTTGACCGTGTAACCGTGCAGCGCACTCACCAGCGGGAAAATCTTGTTGTAGAACAGCTTGGTGGTGATAGTGTCACGGTACGCACGCAGCGATTCAATGAACACGGTCAGGCTGGTGTCAGCGTTGGAGTAGGTTGCTTCACCTGACAGGAAGGACTCACTGATGCCGAGAGCACGCAGCTTCATCGCCATCGTCTGGTCCCAGATATCGGTCACCTTCCAGAAGTCGCCACCCTGACGAATCTCCTCGGAGCTGATACCCATACGAGTCGCGATCACAGCACCCAACGGGTCAGCATCCGCGTCTTGGAACAACTGCATGGCGAAGTTCATATCCGCCACTGTTGGTTCCCACTGGTCACCATCACCCAGAGTCAGGTGCAGGATACCACGCTGCCTACGTGCAGATTCCACGAGCGTGCCACGGAAGAGGTTCTTCTCCAGCAGCCAGATTGGCAGGATGCGGCGGTAGTACGACACGCCGGTCGAGTCAGTGAACGACTTGCGTGGAATGTAGATGGTGCTGAGTGGGTCGAGCTCCAGCGCGTCGTTGCTCAGTTGCTTGACGACTTCCGGACCCAGATACTCGCGCAGGCGCTTGATCCGTGGACTGTCCGACTGCATGATCGTCTTGTGGCTCTCAGGAAACGCCACGGTAATCAGCGGGTCCTGCGAGTAGAACGGCAGCTGGTCGACCTTGCAGTTCTCGTACGGGTGACAGATCAGGTCAACGAAGGTGTTCTTCTTCGGGTTGTACAGCATGTTGGCGCAGAACGCACCAGTCACCTGATGGTCGATCGACATTTCAGGCAGCAGGGTACGGATGTTCAGGCGCTCGATCACCTCGTTGAAGCTGTCGGCCACTTTCGAGTTCTGGATGCCACCGATGTTGAAGTCACTGAATGGCAGCGTCGAGGTCAAGTCTACGCACGAACCGCCGATTGGGTCGTTGTAGTAAATGTCCTTGTAGATGCGCATGACCAGCTTCTTCTGCTCAAGGTCCTCGCCAAAGACGATATCCTTGAGTAGCGGCTCAATGTCGATTTCGATTGGCAGGTTGCTGACAGACGCAGTGCCGCGCCCACCAGTGTTCGCTGTTGCCTCGAAGCCGCGTGCCGAATCGGTAGCTGTACGTTTCGGGTTCTTGGTGGCGGTGCCTACGTCTGCGTTGCCACGGGAGTTGGGTGCCCCTTGGTTGACGAAGCTCTTTTGGCGCTTGATACGCATGGGTCACCTCAGTTGACTTTGTAGGCCTTCTTCACTTCGCGGATGCGATAGATGAAGAATTGGCCCTGACTCTCGGCGCTCTCCAGCTGCTTAGCCAGAGCGAGCGAGACATTTTCGTATGCCCAATGCACACCACTGTGGAAGACGACGTGAAGGAGCTTCTCCTTCTTCTCCAGCCACGCCTGTGCGAGGTTGGACGAGTCGATGTGCAAGGTGAAGATGTTCGGATCATCAGACTTCTTTGGCTTGTCCAAACCACCGGCTCCGTTGACGACCTTGACGCCACGAATCGTACCCTTCCAGCCGCGGCTGTTGGCGATCACGCGCTTGGCGTCCTTCTCTTTGATCTTGAAGCGGATGTCCAGATCGCCACGGCTCACCAGATAGTGATTGGCGCCGATCTTGCGGTAGGCAAACTTGTTGCCCTCTTCCATTTCAAGGTCGAACTCTGGATGATCGGTCACCAGATGGATCGGTCGCCCTTGATACAGGAACCACTTGTACTTTGTAATGTCGATCATGTTCGATTACCTGCGGAATGCTGACTTCGCGCCAATGACGGAAACGGATTGAGCACCAGAACCAAGCTGGCGACCACCACCGGAGTACAGGCGGGATGCAGCGATAGCGATAGGACGAGTTGCGGCCACGTCGTTTGGAGCTTCTTGCAGGATGATCTGCATTTCCTCGTTGTGCAAGCCCCAGTTCATCAGAGCCATAGCACGGAACAGGTCATCGGTGTACCCGTCAGCCTTGTCGATCATCTTCCCAGTGTCCTTCACCGTTGCCATCTGCATCAGCAAGTGAGCGGCTGGTTGGTTGTTGAAGCACATTGGGTAGTGTTCGTCGTCAAACTCGATACAGTCCTTGAAGGTGTCGCGTTCGGTCAGTGGGACCTTGAGCGTGCCTTGTTGGAGCATCGTTTTAATCATGTAGATTTCGGTGTACTTCAGGCTGTGCTGCTCAGCCAGCTCCAACTCAGGCCGATCTTCCTTCGCATCTTGCAAGAGCTTTACAGAGTTCCATCGGTCGGCGAGGAGGATGCGAACGTTACGCGCGTCCATCAACGGCAGAAGGAGTTCATCGTAGATGCGGCTGTGGTTCAACGGCGCGCCACGCTCTGGGATGACCTCAATCAGGGCCTCGCACTTGACGGTGAGCCCATCAAGCCGTCCAATTGCGCAAGCAAAGGAGTTGTTGGTAAGACCGGCGTCGATTGCCATGATGGTCGGGTACTTGCCGCGCTTTGCTTTCTTGAGCTTAGCCCAAGTGAAGGATTCGCCTCGCTTTTTAGAATGCACAACGTTGCGAGTGACAGTGACAGGGTTAGATTTCGAGCCTTGAGCATCTTCGATTTCAGTCTGGTTGGTGAGGAACGCGTTGGCCGCGAGTGGTGGCACTGCACCGTAGTCTCGCTCCGCGTTAACCGGGTCATCTTTGAACGCCTGCTTGATGGTAGCGCCATCACGCGGCAGTGTTGGGTTCACGGCCCATGTCGGGCGCACAACGCCATACATGGTATCGGAGTTTTCAGCACGACGCACCAACGTCATAATCATATCGTTACGGTGCGAAGGCGAGGACACGTTCATGGCGTATCCTGGGTACACGTCATCGTGACGGTTCTTGAGCAGGCGTTCAGCCGCACCGCGTACGGTCAGCAGCGAACGGTCCAATGCGCCGGCAACTTCGTGGGCGTTGTCCTTGACCTTCTTGGTGTCACGGTTCGCGTCGAAGTAGCCGATTTCGTCGATTGCGGTGAAGTAACGTGTACGACCACGAAGCACCCGCTTGTCTGGTCCGGCTGGGTATGCCATGAGACCACGACTTGGGTAAGCCACGTAGGTGTCGTTGAACTTTAGGAGTTTCTCGCCGTACCGCTCCTCGTAATGCTTCAACATCCCGTGGTATTCACGGAACCACTGCGACTCGGTGAGGGTCGCATAGAAGTTTTGCCAGAGGGTATCCTTCGCTTGCGCGTAGGTGAGGGCGACGAAGGTGCAGTGAAGCATGGTACCCGTCTTGAGCCCATAGTAGGCGTTCGGGTTCTGCAACTTGAGGAGGCGGTGAGTCAGGTAAGGTGCGAAGTAGCCCGCAATGGAGAGCGACTTACCAGAACGCTGACCAGCACATACGGCCAGCTCCTGAATCCACTTCATGCGCCCCTTGCGAATGAGCTTCGAGCGGCCCCATCCACAGTGAGGGCAAACGCCGTGCTCAAGGAACGCTACCTTCCGCTCAAACTTGCGGTAGGAGTCGCTTGGCTTGTGTGTATCGAACAGATACTCCACGTCCGAGCAGTTCGGACAATACTCGTTGAAGGCAATGATGCCCCAGCAAATCTGCTCGATGTAAGGTCGCTCACCATTAATCATGGAGAAGCGATCTGTGGTGCACCACTCGTAGAGGTTCTTGGCGACTGGGATACCCGAGTCGTCGATCTTCATATCGCGTGGTACGAGAATCTTGGAATCGACAACCTCACGGATTGTGCGGGCAATGTCGATTTCGGCCTCATCAATGAGACCAGCGGCCACGTGGTGGGCCGCTTGGTTCATGTTCTCGGGATCAAAGTTGTCGGTGATGATACCCGCACTGTTACCACGAAGGTTCCCGAGGAAGTCGAACGGGTCGCGCAGTGCAATGTCATAGACACTCTCCTCTGGTACGAGGATTTTGCCGCTACCCTTCTTAATACGCATGGCCTATCTCCTGGATGCACGAACACCCACAGGATTCTGCGGCACCTCCATGTCAGGCTCAATGCCTGCTTTGGTAACTGTGGCCGCGTACTGTTTGTGAAGTGCAGCAAGCGGGATAGGCACTTTCTTGTTCATCGCAAGCACCATCTCGTCGGCTGTCCTTGCGGTCAGGCGATTCAATAGCACGCGGCGAACATTCTCAGGCAGTGCCGTCTGTAGCTCAACCAACCGGGCAATCACGGTCAGGCGAGCGAGCGACGGGAACGCCTCTTGGACGGAGTCATCCAGTTCAAGATCGAGGCCCAGGCAATCACGCATTGCTGCTTCTACAAAATTAGAAGCATCGTCGTGCGCGAAAAGGAGTGACGCTGACTCAAACATCACGTCACGCAAGGCCTTCGAATGCGCTTCGGTACTAGACTGGATGGAGATTAGCAGGTCTTCGGGTACGTCGATTTCGTTGTCACCGCGAACGTTGTACTCGCTGCGGTTGTAGTTGATACCATCAACGTCTTCGTCCACCTGACCAGGATCATCAGGGAAATCAACTTCGATCTTCCCGTCGTCTGGATCGACTTCGGGCGCTGCGTCTTCTGGAGGCCGCACAGACGAAAAAACGACAGTGCCGAGAGTAGGCACTTTTGGCACCTTCTCGCGGCGAACTGTCGTTGGGATTGGGGCAGAGGAACGATGCACGCCTGTGAAAGCGATGGTCGGTTGAACGTCCGATTCATCGCTTCCCAGGATACCGAATAGGCTAAGCGAGAGCGTACTCTGCTGGCTCATCCTCTTCAACGTCTCGGCGTCGTTTCTTTTTCCCGGCTTTCTTGTCTGACTTGGCGCCCTTGTCCTTTTTGGACTTCTTGGGCTTGTCATCGTCATCCTCATCTTCGGAGCTGTATTCAGCTTGGGAGTCTGGCATGTTCTCTGCGGTCATCACATCGTACCGCTCTGCCAGTTCAAAGTTAAACACCTCGCCGTCACGATCCTTCTCGACGCGAATTGGAAGGATGCGCAGTTCGCGCTGTTCCTGCTTGGTGTAGTTCCACTGCCACATGGTGTCGGCGTGCTCTTTGATACCCTTCGAGTAGCGCAGCTTGTCAGTCGTGTCATCCAACTGAGCCAAGATCACCACCAAGCACTTGCTACCTTCACGGGAGAAGCGCTTGGAGATTGCCGCGATTTCGCTCAACTGGAACCACTGAGACTCGTGGTCCATACCAGCAAGGAGACCGATGTAGTCGATCATCACGATCTGGTAGGCGAACGGCTTAATCATGCGGAAGACGTCGTGGATGCTCACTGCACGCGACGGAGACACGGTGGTGTAGACGATGCCGTGTTTCTTGCCGAAGGCGGTAAACTTCTCGAACGCTTCCTTGACCTTGATCTTGTCGTTGTTGGAGAGCTTGTTCTCCTTGAATTTGTTGAACGATATGCCTGTCAGGTGCGAGGCAAGTCGCCGGGTTTCCTGCTCGTCGTCCATTTCCAGACTGATACGGCAGACCGACTTCTTGGCTTTGCGATACAGGCTCACGCTGAGGTTCATCGCAACAACCGACTTACCACCAGACGTAGTTGCCGAGATAATGAACACACCGTGTTCTGGCAACCCACCGTTTCGCTTGTCGTACACGACATAGCCTGTTTTGATACGCGGACTGACAACGCGGTTAATCACGTTGTCTACAATCTTCGCACTGGTGTCGTTGGTACCGAAGTTCAGGAAGAACTGATCGTCGGCGAGACTGGCGTTGGCGCGAGCCACAGTCTCCGTCACCTTCGAGAGCAAAGCATCAATATCAACTTCTGGCTTGTCCAGTTCGTCGAACGTTGCCTTGCTCAGCCCATACAGCGCACGGATTTTGCGGTAGCGTTCAAGAATTTCAATCAGGTTGCCAATCTGTTTCTTGTTCTTGCACGCTTTCGCTTTTCGGACGTTCTTCTTGAGGACGTCTCGCAGGTCTTCGTCGATGGTCGGATCGGCCGCGAGCGAGTTGAGGTCGATAATCTCAAAACGCTTTTTGGCCAACGTGTCGATACGACGAAAGGCAGCTTCTGTTGGAGCGTGGTAGAAGTGCTCTTTCGTCAACTTACCAAGGAGAGTGCTGCGAATGCCTGCAGGAATGGACTCGTCAGTGAGAGTCTTGATGCACCGAATCTCGGTGTCCTGATCGAATAGCAGCGCCATTGCTTATCACTCGTTCTTGACCCAGATCATCAACTCCGGGTATTTCTGTTCGACTGCCGCGACCCAACTCTGCCACTCCGGAGACTCGACTGGGTTGAGGTGTGCGACAACATATTCGTTGGAAGGCTTTTCATTGCCCTTGTTCTTGCGGGTGTAGCGGTTGATCTTGACGGACTTGAACGGCGTCTCCAACGCACGCACAGCAACATCAAAGTCTGCACGCTCTACCTCCATCACCTTCGTCAGCAGAAGGTAACATTGGAAGGACGTGATGTTTGGATTATCCTCAACCAGCTTGTTGATGTTGAGGAACAACAGGCGCTTGTAGCTGTCTTCCAGCTTCGTACGGAAGACGGCAAACGCAGCCTTCTCAAGAGTCCAAGCGTCGATCATTATGCAACGCTCCTGTGTTTAATCAGTTCGGTTCCTACCTTTTGCAGGAACTTGTGCAGTCGATCTTGGCGTACACCGAGGTGATCGGCGAGTGCCACAACGACGTTCTCATGTTTGACCCGCCCGACATAGTCGGTGCAGTCTTCGTCGTGCCGAATTAAATCACGCGCTCTCAGGTAACGAGTGAACCGTGAATCGTCTTGCTCACTAACGATCATGATGGCACGGCGCCGCTTGTTGGACGATCCGTACAGCATAACCACACGCTCGAAGTTTAGCTCCGATATCAGCTTGGAGCTGTCGTGCGCGTTGGCGTCGTTAAGTGTAGCCTCGTAGCTGAAAGCATCCTCACCATCGGCCACGGCGAGTTGATTTTCGGAGACGCATGTGAGCGCGTAGTTCTGACCGCCAAAGCCATCCTTGCCCGCGTTGCTCAATCGACGGCGCCCAGCACTGGTTTTGGAACCGATGATGTTGAGCGCATGATTGGTACACGACGAACGCAGGTAGTTGAGGACGTGCGCCTGCGTTTTGATTGTCGGGACCATCAGGTAGTACGTCTTGATTGCCTTGTACAGCAACTCACCGTTGAAATCGGAAAACTCGGTGTTCTCGGCTTTGACCAGGAAGCGCAACTTCCGGAAGGTCTTTTGCCGAATGTGCTTCATCAGGTCAGGGTACATATCGTTGAAGTCACGCTGCGCCTTCTCGACGCTGCCTTCGCAAATATCGTCCATCTTGACGGACTTGACCCTTTCCGACTTGCGCATTTCTCGACGGAACCGTCTGACCTCAAAGGCCCGTCGCAACATCACCACGTCGTTCCGCACAATGTCGAAGGCGTGGGCGTAGTGATGGAGATTCGCTTGTGACAACGAATCTTTACAGAGGTTGAGCGCGAAGAACTTCAGGTTCAGGGTGAAGTAGGACTTCTCAATGAGCGCCAGACGGAAGTCTTTGGCACTGATCGCGAGGTCTCGGAACCTGACGTTGTCCTTGAGGAAGTGCTGGTACTGATAAGCATCCGTGACTTGGCACAAATACAAAACAGTCGCTTGTGCTACCAAAATGGCACGATCCGATTCAAGGTCCAACTTGAGGTCATCACGCAAGGCTGCGCACAAACTTTCCATGACTACTCTCCCGAAACGTCAATCTTGAAGTCGGCACCGGAGTCTTTGCGCGGACGGTAACTACGCGCTTGCTTCTCCACGTTCTGGCCAGCCATGACGCCGTTGACCAGATCGACCAGATCGACCTCTTTCTTGCCCTTCTTCCGGGGGAGCTTGTTCTCTTTGAACACCGTGTCGATCGTGGTGATCTGTCCACCAGACGACTCGTTGGTCATGCCCAGCTCATACTCCTCCTCGCAACGGAGTTTCTTACTGAGCAGGCGCTCGGCGTCGGGATCAACCAAGCGGCCTTTGCGCACCATCTTCACCCGCAGTTCGTTGAACTCGTCCACGGAGAGGATGTGCTGTTCATTGGTTTCGCGGAAGAACGTCAGATTGCACTTGCCGTCTTGGGACGTCAGGCGAATCGCTTCCTTTGTAACGGACATGATACGTGCGATCATAAAGTTGCTGAGGTAGTTGGCACTTGCCGAACCACGGTACCGCACGTAAACCTTCTGGCCAAAATGAAAGCCGGCCTTCCGGGTCTTCTTCTCGTTGTACAGCAGCGATGCCAGATTGCGCAAACCTTCCGTCGGGACTTCTTGAAGGATGGCAATCAAAGCGTCGAATGCGTCACGCTTCATCAGGGGCTTGAGTGGTTCCACGTCAGCGATGAAATGCGGACAGGTGCTGGACGTCATGGTCTTGTCAGCTTTACTGCACACTTCCTTGCTATCCGGAATCAACTTTTCACACTTGAATCCTACGCAATCACCACAGCGGGGTTGGAGGCTCTTTAGCGCCGCTTTGGTTTTTTTGCGTGTCCGAGTTGTCATTTCCATTAAGGTAACCCTTTTTCTTGAGTGTCTCTGCGAGACAGAGCAGCAGGGCCTGGTCCAAATTCCGGAGCCCTGAATCAATCTTGAACAGATGCAGTGCCTTATGCACGTTATCTGGAATGCGCGAACTCAGCATCCACAGCTTACCCTCGACCGAATTCTCGACCGCGGCACTGATGGAGTCCACGAGTAACTTCACGAAGGGTTGCGCGTTAAGTTCTTCCGTTTCATTGGCCCAATAGCTGGTCCGTATCTTCCTTCCTGTTCGACGTTGAGCTACTATCGCCTCAGCATATGCGTGTAGCTGGTTGTGGCATTGAGCGCACAGAGGAATCTGCAAACTGTTCTTACCGCCAAGAGCTTGCGGAATCGTGTGGTGCCAATGCAGTAGTTGAAAGTGCTGGGTGCATATGGTACATGCACCCGACTTCGCCTTGGCCTTACTCATTCATCGTCTTTCGCGTTGAATGGCAGACCCCATGTTACTTCGGTTGTACGGAAGGCTCTCGCCAGCTGACCACGCTGCCCTTCCGTTACGATCCATGCAAGCCACAGCTTGGGATTGCGAGGATTTGGTACGAAGCGTCCGGACGCCATTGCAAACTTGACGCCACTCTTCTTGTTTACACCTTCCAGCAGCTCCATGATCTTGTCGTTGGCTTCAACGTCATGCTGGTTCTGCTTTGGCCCAGTCTTGCGGGCGATCTTGATGCCGCCACCTGGAAGGCGACGATAGCCGCTGTCCATCCCGAGTTCTTTCCAGTCGAACGCGAGCAGGTATTGGTTTTCAAGGATGGTGTAGTTGTCACCGACGAGCGTTACGTCGAAGCCAGCCCGCTCCAGTTTCTGCGGCTCAATATGCGCACCAAGGTCTGCGAACAGTACGCTCACCGGCATGCGGAAAGCTACGAACGGCAGACCCTTGGTCGACGTGGGCAGATTTTTGATGTACTTGGAGTAGGAGGCTGCGAGCTTCTGAACCTTCGGATCGGCTTTGGTCTCATGCGAATGTTCGCTGGCACGACGTGCCTTAACCTGAGCGATGTGCGATTCGAGCTTCTCGGTGAAATCTGCGAACGGCGACGAGGTGTTGTAACTCTCGACCAGTTCGTTAACAGAGAGGCGGTCTTCCTTGTCTGCATAGATCGTGGCGTTTGCCAGATCGGTAGTGACCCGCAGCATTCTCGTAACGAGCTTGCCGATACCCTCAGGCACTTGGTGCCGAGTGTCAGTACCTACCCGCAGTTGTTTCAGCGCGAACTGAGAATTCTGCAGGGCATTAAGGAGATTGGTGAGCGTCAGCCGGAGCTGGCTCATAGAGAGGGGTGCTTTCTTCTGGCCAGCTTTGATGTTGGCCTCTTTCTTTTGCGGAATGCTCTTGATCAGGTCATCGAGCGCCGCGGCATCTTTGTACAGTTCCACCAGCGTGCGTGGCAGTTCTGATTCGGCATTGCCTTCGTATTGCGCAATGTACTTCTGCATGGTCTTCCCCTATTACCACAGTGACAGATGGATAAATTACTACCCAGCCATCAGGTTGCAGCAGCCAACCGGCCACTGGAATGCAGGGCACCCGAAGATGCCCTGGAATGCGCAAACTAATTGCACGCTGCGCTTACCTCAACTATTTGCGTAACCATTAGATCACACGCAAGTCGTTGAATCTGCGACATTGTAGCACGTCAGTTTGTACAAGTCAAGCTGGTCAAAAAATGACCAGCTATGACGATCACTCTTCGTCGGCGTCTTCGCTGATGGCAGCACCCTTACGGCTGGTGGTGCTCTCCAACTTGATCGCGGCCTTGAGCATCTTGTAGGCTTCACCGGAACGCACTTGCTTCCGGCACCACTCGTACAGCCTGAATGGTTTGACCTTGAGCTTGGTGCAGCCTTTCTTGATGATCGCAACGTCGCCGTCGATCAACGCCTTGAACTCGACCCAACTCACTGCCTTGCCTTCGAGAGGGCCAGTCAGGAACTTGATCTTCTTGCGGTTGCCGCCGAGCTGGCCAGTCATCTTGAGATACTGGTACGCATCCCAGACTCGGCAGAAGCCCTTGGCGTTACCGTCTTCGTCGCTCACGCAAATGCGCAGCGAGATTTCAGCAGCCTGCGGACCACCCAGCTTGTTCTTGATCGCCTTGCACTTGAGGTAGCGGTACTTGTCAACGCCATCACCGCTGATGGTGTCTTCTTCCTCGAACTGGCCTTTAGCGTGGGGAACGCTAACGGAAGTCATGCGCAGACGGCAGTCAGAGTAGAAGCGCAGCGCTTTACCGCCAGGCTCTTGCTCGCTCGGGCCATACATCGCCATCGGAATATCACGGAGCTGGTTGATACCCAGCACGATGATACGCTTGGAACGCATTGCGCCTTTCACACGCGGCAGGTTGGCTGCGTGCATACGGGCTTGCGAACCCAGCGACTTGTCGCC